CGAGGGCCCCTCTTATCTGGGATTACTACCCCAGACATTCGGATTAGTTGCCGAATGACCTCTTGTCCATCCACTTCGGGAGATATGATGTGTCGGTTTTGCATTTCTGACGTTCAAGGTCTTGATGGTGAAATTCATCATCCAGGGTACGATGGGGGCTTTACAGCCTTAGTCGCACTACTTGAAAGTCTGGAACACGAACCCGTTCAAATCAGTCTGCCGTTGGATTACGCCCCTCAGCCAGGGAAACCTGGTGGAATGCGTAAACCGTACATAGTGGGGGACAATGTTGAGGATTTGTAATCATCTTCCAATGCCTGCACCTTAACCTAAGAGGATTTATAAACCATGAAAGACTCGTTTCTGAAGACTATGGCTGTGTGCGCTGCCGTAAGTCTTTTCGGCAGTGGCGCATATACCATGTATTCTGGAGCAGAGGCTAACCTGGTCTCAAAGGTTAACGCTGTTATTGCTGCCAAAGATTTGGCGGTGCAGTCAGCTGAGGCAGAAGTTGCGACACCCCAGCTGAGAAAGTAGAAATGGCCACCCTTGATCTCACTACTAGCTTTCCTTCTAAGTCTACTGGCAGCCGGCAGCTTTATGACGGTCTGTTCGAACCTGTCACTCACAATAGTATTGTGACGGCAGTAAGAACTCGGACCGGCACTAGGCTCCCGAACTGGCATAAGATCATAGAAAATGGCGGTAATGCCACCACCGCAATGACTGCGGTATGGGAAACGACCGAGGGTGAACCAGCTGATTGCTATGTTCGTAGTAACAACAATGGCAATAAGAACCAGTGGGCGATTCACCGAAATGGAGGAGACGTTTCAATGCATAACGTCGACTTCACTCGGCATCACTTTGCTAGTTCGATCAGCTCTACTTTTGTAGACAACCTGGCACGGACCCGTTTCTACGGGCGCCTCCGAGACGTCAATACCCAGTTTAGCGGGTTAGTCGCCTTAGGGGAACTACGAGAAACGGTGAAGATGCTACGCAAACCCGCAGCTGCTCTTTGGGACAGTGCTCAAAGGTATACTGACGCGCTACGTAAACGAAAGCGCGTCAACCCTAAAGGCTGGATCAAAGATGCTAGCGGGCTTTGGCTCGAGCATTCCTTTGGTTGGCTTCCACTCATCAATGATGTTCATGATGCTGTGAAAGCTTATCATAGAATTTCCGAAAAGCCCCGCTCTAAGATTATTAGCGCAGGGATGAAGAAATCCTATGATCGATCCCGAGAGCTTGACGGCTCTTGGGAAGGTAACATTTATCGGAAGGAGCTTGGCGGATGTACTTTCTATTCCGACACGCGCCTTTACGAGCATGTTGCCGTTCGATACAAAGGGAAAATAATTGCTCGGGTTGCGGCTCCACGATGGGACAACTGGGCACTCTTCGGGTTTACACCTAGAGAGTTCCTACCCGCCGCTTGGGAGTTACTCCCATGGAGCTTTCTCGTCGACTACTTCACCAATATTGGTGATCTAATAACTGCCAACTGTACCTCTTCCGCGAACGTGGCCTATGTAAATCGAACGGAGATTCACTTTACGGACCATCAGGCAAAATTCCTGTTGGACGCGAAGGAAACCGCTAGAACTGCATGGGCCTTTAATAACGGAAAGTTGGAAGGTAGTTATGGTAGTGGAGGTTCATGTCGCTATACGCGAAGGACCGTCTCTCGTTCGCCGAATAGTGGGATTTCTTTACCCACTTTCCAAGCGTCGTGGGACCTGTCGGATGGCCAACTAGGAAACATAGCCGCCCTTCTAGGTCAAAGTCGTGCCCTTCATCCACAACAAGTTGGGAAACCCTACCGTTTCGGCGGGCGACCCTAATCTTGAGGATTATTATTTATGAGCTTTACACTCACTTCGCCTATTACGGGCGCGGCGCAGACTGGCTTGACTTCCCCTACCTATACACTGGTCAGTGACCTTGCCCCGGATAATAACGGAAAGCAAGTAGCTGTTTCAGCGTTGGGCGGGACTCAAACCGGCGTTACTACGCATTCGGTTGCTGCTCCTTTTACCATCACCTTTACGAGGCCTAAAGTCTTTCGCAATCTTGGGAAGGCCAATCCTACGACTGGGGTAATTAAGGATGTTCCTCGAAATACGTTCAAGTGTATCACCCGCAAGGGTGTTACGCCGCTGGCAGGTCAACCTTTCGTTAACATGCAGATCACGACGATTATCGACGTGCCTGCAGGTTCCGATACAGCTGACGCTGCCAACCTTCGCGCGGCTCTCTCGGCGCACATTGGTGCTCTTAGTCAACAATCGGCCGGTGCTGGAGACACAGTTGTCTCTGGCATCGTCTGAAATTGACTCTGAGGACCAGCGTAGAGGAACCTTTGCCTGACTAACGCAAGTTAGTTAGGCTTCACGCGACGCGATCGTATCACTCGTTGAACAAGGAGCTACCATGCGTGATTACGCTGGCTGTCTGCCAGTTCTCCTAGATGCAGACTTGTTTTGTGCTGGATGGAATGGGACGATAAATCCCTATCCAAGCGTGGATTCGAGAACCGTGGCCATGCAAAGTCAGAGAAAGTCACTCCTGAAGAAATATCAGGATGTGAAACTACCTTCTGCCGATGCAAAAGCCCTCGAGTTGTTCCTAAAGATCAACAAGAGCTGTTCTGAATTCGCCATGGCTACATCCAGCATGACCGAAGTCGAAACCATAGCACTCGGAGAAGCGAAAGATTTCATCTATCGCTTCTTCTTTCCTGATGATCAGTCAGATTCTCGCGAAAGCGGTGATCTGATGATTCTGACCCTCGGGCAAGTTACCGATAACTTTGGTCTTGGCAACGGAGCTAACATAGGGAGTTACAGTACTGATTTTTACTCTAAAATCGGTACATCCCGAATGGCAGCAACAAGCCGTGCGCTGCATGCTTTATATATGCAGGCTATATCTTCGGACCCCATTTGGTCGGACGTTGAGTCTATCCGACTATTGAGTAGGGGTTGTGATATAGTTCCAGGAAGTCGCCTTAGTTTTGTACCTAAGACTACGGAGATAAGCCGAACCATATGTACCGAGCCCATCTGTAATATGCTTTTTCAGAAGGGAATAGGAAAGGTCCTTGAACGGAGGCTTCAACAGGTGCTTGGAATTGACCTGGCGACGCAACCGGATAAGAACCGAATCCTAGCTCGGCTCGGGTCGAAAGATGATAGTTTTGGTACTATTGACCTATCATCCGCTTCCGACTCGATGTCTCTCAGTCTCGTCCGCGAGATGTTTCCTAAGCATGTTGTCGCGCTTTTGGAAATGACTCGCTCACGATTAACCACCCTTCCAGGTGGAGCTGAGGTTGAGTTGCATATGGTGTCTTCAATGGGGAATGCTTACACCTTCCCATTGCAGACGCTGCTTTTCAGCAGCTTAGTCTACGGTGTATATAGGGCTCTCTCCATTCCTATGGAGCGACCTTATCGACAGTCACTGGGCAACTTCGCCGTTTTTGGCGATGACATCATAGTGGTGCGCAAGGCTTATGACCTTGTTTGCCGTATGCTGTCACTTTGTGGCTTCAGTGTTAACGTAGATAAGTCCTTTAACCAGGGCTATTTCCGTGAATCGTGTGGCCGTGACTACTGGTGCGGCGACAACGTGAGAGGGGTTTATATTAAGTCCCTCAAACACGTGAGCGATCGGTATTCAGCAATCAACAGGTTGAATGCTTGGTCAGCTCAGTGGGGAATACCTTTACCCAGGACAATCCGTTTTCTAATGGAGGGACTTCGTATGTTACCTGTCCCTTTTGACGAGATGGATGTCTCTGGTATTAAGGTTCCACTGAGTATGCTGAAGAAACGTGTTGTTGATAAGCATACTGGCGGAATTCGTTACCGCTATCTGCGAATTGATAACACGTCCTTTGACATGACTGACATAAACCGACGGCAACCTAAGATTCGCGGGTGGATTAATAACCCATCTGCTGTCTTACTAGCTGCACTTGCTGGTACCCTTAGGTCTGGCAAACTTGTCATTAGGAAAGAATTTCGACAGGTTACCAGTTTTAGGTTTAGATCTAGTTCGCGTTGGGACTATATCTTTACCGATGAGGGTGTAAACCCTCAATTCGGCGAAAGATGGAAGTCTTTTGTCGAGCTCAACCTAAACTTTTCCTAGGTTGGCACAATGGGCGCAATCTAAGCCCACTCCGGGATACATGACGATGATTAAGAATTAGGGAAGAGTTGCATCCTTCCCAAACTTCTTCTTTATCAAGAAGCC